GTGGTGGCCCAAAAGTGGTTATCCTTGACGAAGCAGATTACATTTCTGCAGAGAGTGTTCAACCTGCATTGAGAGGATTCATAGAAGAGTTCTCTTCCAACTGTAGATTTATATTTACCTGTAACTATAAGAATAGAATCATACCTGCATTACACTCTAGGACAACTGTAGTTGATTTTAAAATCAATCCTACAGAGAAACCTACACTTGCAAATGAAATGTTGCATAGGTGTATAAACATATGCGAACAAGAAGATATTAAATCAACACCTGCTGTACTTGCAGAATTGATTATGAGATTCTTTCCCGACTTTAGACGTGTTCTAAATGAAATGCAGAGGTATGGAGTAAGTGGTGTAATTGATTCGGGTTTACTTTCTTCTTTGAATGAAGAAAAACTCAGACCACTTATAAATATGATTAAGGAAAAGAACTGGAAAGGAATGAGGAAGTGGGTCGGTCAGAATTCTGATAACGATTTTTCAGACTTATTCAGAAAGTTATTTAATGCACTAGAACAAGAACTAGAACCGACCTCGGTTCCTGCCTGTGTTTTGATTATTGCAGACTATCAATATAAGGCTGCATTTTCCATGGACGATGAAATTAATTTCGTTGCTTGTTTAACAGAAATTATGTCGGAGTGTAAATTCAAATGACACAATATGATGATTCAGTAGAGAGACAAAGAAGATTACTTCTTGCAGAAGAATGGGCAAAGGGTGTTAAGTCAGTCCATGCACATTCACTTACTTCCTGCTGGTATGACACACGGGGTAACGATGGTTCAGTATTGGACGTTGAGTACAACAACGGTGTTGTAATGAGAGAGATTAAAGATACAGGTGAAATTATATTCTTTGGTGAACCTCTTAAAGGTGATGAACTTCTATCTTCATTCGGTAGACATACAGGAAAATAAATGTCCAAACGTAATCCTTTTGACTTTGTAAAGTCCGTCTCTTATGATAAAAAAGATATCATGATTGATGATATAGAAGAAAAGAATTATGCACCATTTCTTATAAACAAATCTTTGTCTTATCACCAAGATTCTGTTTTCATGACTAATGAGATGAACAATCGACACCACCTCGATAACCGTCTTCAATACGTCTTTTTACTAAATACTCTTAGGAAAAGACAAAGGTTTTCCAAATGGGAAAAACCTTATGTTAGTAAAAAACTCGATACAATAAAACAGTATTATCAAATATCAACACTGAAAGCAAAAGAGTATATGGAAGTGTTATCTGATAAACAGTATCGTGAATTGAAAAACAGAATGAAAACTGGTGGTAAGAACAATGATTGACAATGAGGCTTTAGTATCGGAACTGGTCGAAATAACCTTCCCCGAAAAAGACGACTTCTTAAAGATAAGAGAAACACTATCTAGAATTGGTGTAGCGTCTCGTAAAGACAACGAACTATTTCAATCATGTCATATCCTTCACAAACGTGGAAAGTACTATATCGTACACTTCAAAGAACTATTCAAACTAGACGGTAAACCGACTTCAATTGACGAAGGTGACTTTGGTCGTAGAAATACTATCGTTGCACTTCTCGAACAATGGAAACTACTTTCTGTACTCGATAAGAGTAAGATTGCAGAACCAGTTGCACCGTTATCTCAAATCAAAATCATACCTTTTAAAGACAAATCAGAGTGGAAATTAACCACTAAATACACTATCGGCACCAACAAAACCTAAATACTCCTTGAAATAACTTAATAGGAGAATTTTATGTTAGAATTTCTACAATGGGTTATAGCATGGGTACAAGTGATTCCTTGGTTAGTTATGGGTGCATCATTAATTGCAGCCTTAACACCTACACCGATAGACGATGGTATAGTGAAAAAATGCTACAAAGTCATTGACTGGTGTGCATTAAATGTGTTAAAAGCGAAGGACTAAATAAAGAATAATTACGGAGAAAATTATGGAATATATTATCATAGCAATAGTTGTAATAGCAGTTGGATATTCATTTTTAAACAAGAATGAAAGTAAATCTGCACCAGTAAAGAAAGCACCTGCAAAGAAAAGTGTCAAAAAGGCACCTAGTGTTGCAGAACTTAAAAAACTTACTAAAGTACAACTGTTAGAACACGCAGACAAAAATAACATTAAAGTTAAAAGAAGTGGTTCTAAAGCAGAAGTAGTAAAAACTATTGCAAGTCACAAATAAGTGAATTGAAAAATCTTTTTAAGGGGTCTTTATGACCCCTTTTTTTTGTCTAAAAATTATACAATTTTGAATAGTTTGTGAATTTTAGACAAATCAGACCATCGATTTCCTAAATAGTGGTATGGAAAGTATATTTGAATTGATAAGTGAAGTGGGAGCGCCGATTGCAGGAAGTCTAGTAATGGGGTTTTTCATATTTACTGTTATCAAACAGATACTGGAAGGTGTCGTTGATGATATAAAAACACTTACAATTTTCTGTTCTTCTTTGGAAAACAGAGTTAGAAGTATGAATAATGAAATGATTAAAATTGATTTACTAGTGTCAAGTGCATTAGAGCTAAGACCCGACATTGAAAGGGTTGCAAGAGCTGAGAACTTTATAGAGGACGGTAGTTTAGACGTACGAAGAGACTAATTTATGGAAAATCTTGCACAACTCGTATCGGAATACGGATTCCCAATTGTCATGATGGTTGGACTGGGTTATTTTGTTTATTACATATGGTGGTTCGTGGGAGAAAACCTAGAACCCGAAGTTGAAAAACAACACTTTGCTCTTATTAAACTTATTGACCAAGTTAGAATGTTAGACCAAGACCTCATACGTCTACAGCAGAAAGTTGATGTTGTCCTTGAAATGAAAGAGAATGAATTAAAGAAGGGTAAAAATGAAACTAAAAAAAGATAAGGAATTGTTGGTAGTAGGATATGTGATTTTACTATCATTTTTTGCTTCGTCAATTGAAGCAGATGAAATAGTGCATAAATTTAAAAGTCCAAGTTTCAGTGGAATTGGACAAAGTTCACATTATCTTACTATTGAGAATCAAGAAAAGTCTAGACGGGACAAGATTGCTCAGGACATAAGAGACCAAATTGCAAAAGCAGAAAGGGAAGCACAAAATACTACCCTTGCTAAATTTTTGAGAAATGTCGAGAGCAGAATTTATGCTCAGATAGCAAAACAGTTAGTGGAAAATATGTTTAGTAATGGAGAAGCAGCTTCATTCGGAATGTTTACCATAGAAGGAAACACGGTTACATATGAAAAATTAGTCGGAGAAGACGGTGCAGAGTTCATAAGATTGACCATTGTTTCCTCAGACGGAACAACAACAACATTAGATATACCTGTAGGTACTGGTAGTTTTTAAATGAAGAACGTAGGGTTTGTAGGACTGATAATGGTCTTGCTCATGACTGGGTGTGCAAGTGTGCCGACTGCGACTGATACTTGCAGTACTGCAATTATGAACAAGATAGGAACTTGTATCGAACCTGCAGAAACAGTTAAATTACCTACACATTTAGAATTATTAGAATTACCACCTGCAGAAAATATGCCTATTGTTGCAGTTTACGGTTTCCTAGATAAAACAGGACAACGTAAAAGCAAAGATGGAATTGCATCTTTCTCGACTGCAGTAACACAAGGTGGTGAATCATTCCTTATCGATGCACTTAAAACTGCAGGACAAGGAAAATGGTTTAGAGTAGTAGAACGTACAAGTTTAGATGCACTTGTAAGAGAAAGACAAATTGTTCGTTCTGCTAGAGAAGAGTTTGCGAATCAAGAGGATAATAAGGATAAGGATTTGCCCACGGGAATCCAACCCCTCTTGTTTGCAGGAATCCTACTTGACGGTGGGATTGTTGGCTATGATACTAACATTGAATCGGGAGGCCGAGGCGCAAGATACTTAGGTATTGGTGCTTCTAATCAATATCGAAGAGATGTGGTCACGGTAAGTTTGAGAGGAATATCAACACTTACAGGTGAAATATTACTTAATGTACAAACCACTAAGACAATTTTATCGACTGGTGGTGGGTATGATGTATTCCGTTTTGTGGACATGGACACAAAATTAGTGGAGATAGAGGACGGTGTAGCAACCAACGAAGGAGTTACGAAAGCAACTCGTTCTGCAATTGAACTTGCTGTTCTCGAATTAATCTATCAAGGTGACGAAAGAGGATATTGGAAGATAAATTGGCCGATAACTGAATCTAAAATAAAAGAGGAAGTGTCAGACTTTTTAGACGAAAATGAAATCGTCTTAGTTACAGAGGGAAAACTAAATGAAGAATAAATTATTACTCATTATGTTAACATTAGGTCTGATACCTGCAACTTTATTCGCAGGAGCAGACGATAACGAAATATGGTTAAATCAATCGGGTACAGGACTTGTATTGAATTTTACTCAGAAAGGTTATGGCAACAAAGTTGGTTTAGATGATTTCTCAGGGTCATCTGCTGACATGGTTTTAACTGGTGCATCGAATACGTTTACACTTGTCCAATTTGGAGATAGTAACAAACTATACGGGCCTATGATTGCTGACTCAGCAACTTTAAACCTTACCTTTACTGGAAATTCAAACGTAATGGACTGGAACATTGGAGACACGGGTTCTGCTGATAACATTAATATGTTAAGTGCTGTTACTGGTGATTCTAACACTTGGAATATTGATATTGGTGCAGCTGCATCTGCAGAATACTTAAACTACGACTTAGTTGTTACTGGTTCAAGTAATATATTTACAACTGTTGTTGATTCAGATAATGCTGTTTGGAACTGGACTGTTACAGGTTCAACAAATGACATTAACACTAATCAATCAGATGCAACCGATAACTCTATTACTGCAATCTTAACTGGTTCAGGAAATGATATAGACATCATTCAGAAATCGGGTTCAGATACAGGTTGTCCAAACGGTCAATCATGTAGTGGTATTATTGATGTAACATTCGTGACTTCTAATGGCAATATTGACATCGTTCAAAAAGACGATAACGATACTTAGTATTTTACTAGTCGGGTCGGTTAATGCTGACTCGATTGGTGAAATCATTGAGGAAAAAGGTTACGCAGGTCTTACAAGAGACGGTGATAACACTGTTTTACTAGCATCAGAAAAACCTGATGTTTTAATGTATGACACTGCACAAACTCAGAATGGGCGAATGAAAATAAAGTTCGAAGGTGAAGAAGAACTTTCATTAACAGAACATTCTAAAGTTTGGATAGACGAGGTCTACTATGACCCCGACCCAAGTCTATCAAAAATGTCATTAAGAATGGCACAAGGCACCGCTCGATTTGCTTCGGGTTTTGGTGGCAAAATTAAGAAAGCGAATATTGATATTACAACACCTACTGCCACAATTGCAGTTAGAGGCACAGACTTCACCACAAGTATTGACGAATTAGGACGCTCACTTGTTCTACTTTTGCCAGACAAATGGGGTGCGCCTTCAGGAGTTATTATAGTATCAAATGCAGGTGGTGAAGTTACACTTGATGAGGCATACCAAGCAACAATGGTATCGACTTATGATGATTCACCAACAAAACCAGTAACGGTAAACGGTGTGGACGTTAACATGATTGATAATATGTTTATTGTCAGTCCACCCGAAGAGGTTACTGAACAGGTTTCAGAAGAATCAGGTGGTGGAGAAAACGATTCCTCTAATATTCTAGATGTAGACTTCTTAGAATTTAATGATTTAGAAGAAGATTACTTTGAAGATGATGAGCTAGAATATACAGAGTTGGATAGAGATTTATTGAATATCGATTTTCTCCAAGACTTGTTAGATGTTGTTTTAGACATTGATAAAAAAGTTGGTATAGATATAGAACAACAACAAAAATTTGGAAGTGTTCGATTAGACGGAACACTTGCAGGGTTTGATAAAGACACTCAATATAATACAATTATAGATAAGGGTCTTGGTCAAATATGGTTTTACAGGGAAGTAAATGGAATTATTTCACTTAGGATTCCCATGTTTGCACAAGCAAGTATTAGAACCATAACAGACGAAAAGGAGTCATCAATTAGGGTGGGTGATGGTACGTCTCTAAATATAACCATTACACAAACAAACTAGGAGAAACAATGGAAAATATACTAAGTAAATTCCGTTCATGGCATGAAACTCAATTATTTGGATTTCAAAATGCAATGAGACTAGATGACTACCATATGTTATGGATTTCATTTAGTAAAGGAGTGATACTTACATTATTATTTCAGTGGATATTTTAATGAATAAACTTTTATCATTTTTAATATTAATACCTTTGTTCGCATGGGCTGATGATAATCATGTCCATGTTGAACAGGTTGCATCAGGAAGTGTTGACGTAGACATTACTCAGATTGGGTATGATAACACGATTAACTTTTCTTTTGCACATAGTGGTAATTCATTCGACCTATCACAAACAGGAAACGGAAATTCTATTTCTTGGGTCTCATACTGGGGTTCGGGAAAAAGTTGGGGTGGTGACGTAGACGGAACCAACAATACTGAAACCGTTTCACAAACTGGTGGTGCAACATATGGTAGACACATATGGGGTAACAATAATACAGTTAATGTAACTCAGAACGGTTCACATACACACAACATAGACATTCATACAGATGACGTTGACCATGACGTATCACAAACAGGAAGTGGTTCACACTACAGTCATGTTTATTACTATGGTTCACAAGACGGTTCAAATGTTAATCTTACACAACAAGACGGTGCAAATCATAACGCACAAATTAGACTCCAAGGAAACTATCCCACAACACTCAACCTGTTACAAAAGGGGTCAACCAATCAATCTTATACATTAACACAAAATTGTCAAACAACAAGTGGTTGTACAATAAATGTCACTCAAGAGTAAAACAATGAGAATCCTTGAAAGACTTTTAACATGGGTAGTATCATGGAAGTAAAATGTCCCGAAGAATATTATGAATGTCTTACCGAAGAAGAGTATGACGACATATTAGAACTCTTTGAAGAAAACGATATTGTAATGCCTGAGGCACTAGGTGATGCAGAAGCAGCCGCAAACTTTGTTTGGAATGTCCTTTTCTTATCCCCAGTAGAATTATTCTATATCGGAATCTCAATGTCTGTACTCGCATTTTATGGACTATCTATATACTATATGTACAAAAAAATACAGAAGAAATTTTCATGAGTAGTAAAGAAAGAATAGACGACTTCATTCAGGATTATCGTAAATCCGAAAAGAAAAAGTTTTGGTCAGGAGTAACTTCGGGTTTACTGGCACTTGCATTGATTGGAGTGTGTTTATACATATTCTTTTTTCAATGGCCAACTATT